GCCGCCCTCGCGTCTCCGCGAAATGTTCGGAGGCCCCTGGCTGCGCGGCGATGCGTGAGTGAGGCGCGGACGGAGACCGAAGCCCTCGGCGCTCGACAAGCTCGACGGCGGCGCGAGCCACCGCGCGCGCAACACCCGGGAGCCGAGGCCGCCGGCAAGCGAGGCGGCGTGCCCAGATTGGCTGCGCGGCGATCCGCTGGCGCGCGCGATCTGGAATGCCGAGGCGCCGACGTTCATCCGGCTCGGGCTTCTCACCACGGCCGACCGCCTCATGTTTGCCGCGCTCTGCGAGCGGGCGGCGCTCTACCGACAAGCCTGTCTCAGTCTGCGCCAGGCGAAGGGCGGCACTCTCCTGCTGGCCGAGACACGTTCAAACGGCAAGCAGCCGCGGCCGGAGATCAGCATCGCGAAGGGGGCGCTCGATGGGCTGCGCCAGCTCGCCGCGTCGTTCGGGATGACCCCCGCCGACCGGAAGGGCCTCGAGATCGACCTCGGCGCGGGGGCGGGCCGTGTCGGTAGCCACGGCGGCGTACCGGCGGCGACGGCCCGGGCCGGCAACGCCATCGAGATCGACGATTTCCTCGCGCGGCGGGGCCGGCGCCGCGGCCAGGGCGAATGATCCCGTCACCGCCTACGCGCGCGCCGTCGTCGGCAGCGAGATCATCGCCGGGCGCCTCGTCGTCCTCGCCTGCCAGCGCCACCTGCGCGATCTTGTCGAGGGCCCCGGGCGGGGCCTGGCGTGGCGCGTCGACCTGGCGGGCGACGCTATCGAATTCTTCTTGTGCCTCCGGCACAGCAAGGGCGAATGGGCCCGGCAGCCGATCGAACTCACACCCGCGGAGGTCTTCATGATCGGATCGCTCTTCGGCTGGGTGCGCGCCGACGGGGCGCGCCGCTTCAGAACCGCGTACGTCGAGGTGGCGAAGAAATTCGGGAAGAGCACGATCGCTGCTGGCGTCGGGCTGCTCCTGGCCTTCTTCGACGGCGAGGCCGGCGCTGAGGTCTACGCCGCGGCGACGAAGAAAGAGCAGGCGAAGATCGTTTGGGACGAGGCGAAGCGGATGGTGCTGAAGAGCCCGGGGCTCCGCCGACGAATCCAGGTTCGCGCGGCGAACCTGCACAGCCTGGAGACGGCCTCGAAGTTCGAGCCGCTCGGGCGGGACTCCGACGGTCTCGACGGCATCAACCCGCACGGCAAGATCGTCGACGAGCTCCATCGCCACAAGAACCGGGAGATCTGGGACGTGCTTGAGCAATCGAGCGGCTCGCGCCGCCAGCCGATCACGTTCGTCATCACCACCGCCGGTGTCGATGACGCCTCGATCTGCTGGGAGCAGCACGATTACGTCGTGAAGGTGCTCGAGGGGGATATCCTCGACGACACAACGTTCGGCTATATCGCGACGCTGGACGTCTGCGGGACTTGCCGCGCGAAGGGGCGGGCCGCGCCGGACGACACCTGCGCGATGTGCGACCAGTGGACCGACGAACGGGTGTGGGTGAAGGCCAATCCGAACTATCCGCTCACGCCGAAGCCGGACGACATGCGCAGGCTGGCCCTGGAGGCCCAGGAGAAGCCGGCGGCCCAGAACGCCTTCAAGCGGCTGCGGCTGAACATCTGGACCGAGAGCCTGATCCGGTGGCTGCCCGCGGACGCCTGGCGGGCGTGCGGGACGCCGCTCCAGCCGCTGCGTGGGCGGCGGGGCATCCTCGGACTCGATCTCTCGTCGACGCGCGACCTGACGGCGTTGCTCGGGGTGTTCGAGGATGACGACGGCACGTACGACGTGCTGGCGCGGTTCTGGCTGCCGCGGGAGAACCTCGCCGAGCGCGTCAAGCGTGATCGCGCACCGTACGACGTCTGGGCTCGCGAGGGGTTCCTGGCGCTGACCGACGGCGAGGCGGTCGATTACGGCTTCATCAAGGCCGAGATCCTCGGGCTGCCCGCGCGCGAGGGGTTTGCTATCACCGAGGTTGCCTATGATCCGTGGAACGCGTTCGGCGTCGTCCAGGACCTCATGGACGAGGGAATCACGTGTGTCCCGATCCGGCAGGGGTTCGGTTCGCTCAACGCGCCGAGCAAGGCGCTCGAGGCGCTGCTGGCCAAGCGCCAGCTCCGGCACGGCGGCCACCCGGTCCTGGCCCTGCACGCGGCGAATGTGGTGGTGGAGACGGACCCGGGCGGAAACATCAAACCGTCGAAAGCGACGAGCACGGGGCGCATCGACGGGATTGCGGCGCTGGTGACCGCGCTGGCGCGGGCGGTGGTCCAGCCCGGCGCCGGCGGCGGGTGGAGGCCCGTATGAGTGCTCTGCGCGATCTCGTCCGGTGGTTCATGCCGGGGAACGGTCATGGCCGCGCCGCAGGCGTGAAGGCCGACACGTTCACGCCGATTCACGCGAGCCAACCGCTGGCGGTGCTCCTGCCCGGAACGAAGCTGAACTACGCCAGGGAGGTCGGCGACGGCCTCGGCTCCTCGGTGGTTGCCCCGCCGCTCAATTGGATCGCGAGGAACTTTCCGCAGGCCCCGCCCCTTGTCGAGCGCCTGCGCAAGGACGAGTGGAGTCCGGTCCGCGAGCATCCGCTGACCGATCTGCTGGCGGCGCCGAATCCCTTCTACGGTGGGCGCGAGCTCTGGATGGCGACCGTGTTCGAGTTCGCGTTTGGCGGCAACGCGTACTGGCTGAAGATCCGCAACGCGGCGGGCGAGGTCGTGCAGCTCTGGTGGGTCCCGAGCACGATGATGGCGCCACGATGGCCGCAGGACGGATCGGTGTTCATCGGCGGCTATGACTACACGCCGGCCGGGCGCCGGCTCCCCGTCGCGGTCGACGACGTCGTGCATCTGCGGCACGGACTCGACCCCCGGAATCACCGGCTCGGCCTCGCGCCACTCGGTGCGCTGGTGCGCGAGATCTTCACGGACGACCAGGCGGCAAACTTCACGTCCGTGATTCTGAAAAACCTCGGGATTCTCGGCATCGTGATCTCGCCAAAGGAACGCGGCGTCGCGTCGAAGGAGGACCTTGAGGCGACGAAGCGCTATCTCATGGAGAACTTCACGGGCGACAAGCGCGGCGAACCGCTCGCGCTCGGCCAGCCGACCGACGTGCAGTTGCTCCAGTACAACCTCCAGGGCTTCGACGTCTCGCCGCTCCGCGATGTCGCCGAGGAGCGTGTCTGTGCGGCGCTCGGCATTCCGGCCGCCGTCGTGGGGTTCGGCACCGGACTGCAAACGACCAAGGTTGGCGTCACGATGCGCGAGATGCGCCGCATGGCGTGGACCGACGCGATCATCCCGATGCAGGAGTCCATCGCTGCGCAGGTCGCGCGTCAGCTCCTGGCCGACGGCTTCGAGTCCCGCCCCGAGCGCGCCCGCCTGCGATTCGACCTGAGCGCCGTGCCGGCGCTCATGGAAGACACGAATGAGAAGCACGCGCGCGTCCGCGCCGATTACCTCGCCGGCATGATCAAGCGCTCGCAGGCCAAGCGCGAGCTGGGCTATCCGGTCGAGGACGCGACGGACGAGATCTACGCGCAGCCGATGAACGTCATGCTCCTGAAGCCGGGGGAGATGCCGGGTCAGCCGGCTGCCCCGCCCCCCGGAGGCTCCGAGGAGACCGAGCCATGAGTGCCCGTTTCTGGGCGCAGGTCCGCAAGACAGAGACGTGCTGGCTGTGGCAAGGCGCTTCCACGACGCCGTGCGAAAAGGCAGGGCGGTCCATCGTCCAGGCGCGCTCGCAGGAGGCCGGGCGCCAGGCGCCCGCTGGGCAGACCCGGCATTCCGGGAGCGACGCTCAAAGGAGATCAGCGCATCCAATCGGCGCCGCTGGGGGCGCGAGGGGGGTCGCATCATGAACGACAAGATGCTGCGCAAGGCCCTGTCCGGTATCCAGATCAAAGACGCGGACAAGGGGGAGATCGAGGCCGTGATCGCGACCTTCAACGTCAAAGACCACGACGGCGACTGGACGTTGCCGGGCGCCTTCGAGGATGGCGCGGAAGTCAGGATCTCGGCCTATGGGCACGAGTCGTGGTTCGGTGCGCTGCCGGTCGGCAAGGGCATCCTGAAGACGACGGACAACGATGCCCGGTTCGTCGGGCACTTTTTCATGGACACGGAGCACGGGAACGAGACGTTCAAGACCGTGAAGGCGATGGGGGTGCTGCAGGAGTACAGCTATGGCTTCGACGTGCTCGAGCGCGGCGAGGTCACGGAGGATCTCCGGCAGCGGGGCGTCTTCCGCGTCCTGAAGAAGCTCAAGGTCCACGAGGTCTCGCCGGTCTTGCTCGGCGCCGGCATCGGCACCAGGACGGTGACCGTCAAGAGCCGCGACGAAGGGGCCGAGCCGATGCGCACCGAGGCGCTGGCGGAGCTTGCGCGCTTTGAGAAGACGCGCGCCGCGCTCCAGCGGATTCGCGCCTGAGCGGGACCGGGATCGCGGACACCATCGTCCCGACGGGCCGCGAAATCCGCTGCCACCGATGCTCGTATTACATCGGGGAGGCCTGCCTGCCGCTGCGATTCGTCGCGATCTTCAAGGACGCGAGCCTCCGGGATGACGTCGTGCGGCCCCCCCGATGGATTTGGGTCTGTCCGAACTGCCGCTGGAATAACGCCTACAAAAATGCCTTGACAGATATCCAGGCAGCGGTGTAGCGTTTCGTCTCGGAGCACGACCCAGGCCTTTTCGACGGGCCACCCGGGCGTCTGGTCAACGCCGCCGGGTGGCCCGTTTCTTTTCTCGGCCTCCCCGGCGCGCAGGAACAATCGAAGCCCGCACTGCGGGGGAGGAACGACGACCATGGCGTACCAGCCCAGCAAGGCCGTCCGAGACGCTCAGGAAAAGCTCGTCGCCGTCCAGAAGAAGATCGGCGACGTCTTCGCCGCCGCCGGCGAGAATCTCGACTTCACGTCGCCGCGCGTCCTGGAGATCACCGGAGCGACGGACTCGGCCGGCGCCGTCACCAAGGTCCGCGCATGGAACAAGGAGGCCGAGGATCTCGGCAGGGCCTACGACGACCTCCGCGAGCTGGACGAGCTCGGCCAGAAGACCAGGGCCGCGGCGGACGAGGCCGAGCGCGCCCGCAAGCAGCCGCGACTGACGCTGCCTCTCCCGGGCGGCGGTGATGCGCCGAGCGCGCTGAAGCGGCTCGGCGCCGTCGTCGTCGGCTCCGAGGCCTTCAAGGCGTACCGCGAGCACAGGGCCCCCTCCGCATGCATCGAGGAGGGCTACGGGCTCGCCGAGCTGAAAACGCTCTTCCAGACCACGGCCGGCTGGGCAGCGGAGACGACGCGCATCCCCGGCCTCGTGATCGAGGCGGTCACGCGCCCGATCCAGATCCTCGACATCATCCCGGGCGGCCAGACGGGCCAGGCCTCCGTCGTCTACATGGAGGAGACGACGCGCACGCACGCGGCGGCCGAGCGGGCCGAGGCCGCGGCGTACGCGGAGTCGACCTTCGTGCTGACCGAGCAGAGCTCGACCGTGCGCAGCATCGGAGACTCCATCCCGGTGACCGACGAGCAGCTCGAGGACGTCGCCGGCGTCGAGTCCTATCTCAACCAGCGCCTGGAGTTCGGCGTGCGCCAGCGCCTCGACAACCAGGTGCTCAACGGCAGCGGCACGGCGCCGAACCTCCGCGGCATCCTGAACGTCGTGGGGATTCAGACGCAGGCGAAGGGCTCGGATCCGGTGCCCGACGCGGTCTACAAGGCGATGGTCAAGGTGCGGGTCACCGGCCGCGCCTTCCCGAGCGCCTTCATCGTGCACCCGAACGACTGGCAGGACATCCGGCTCCTCCGCACGGCGGACGGGATTTACATCTGGGGCAGTCCGTCCGAGGTTGGCCCCGAGCGCATCTGGGGCCTCCGGGTCGTGCAGTCCGATGCGATCGCGGAGAACACGGGTCTCGTCGGGGACTTCGCCAACTTCTGCCAGCTCTTCGAGCGGCGCGGCGTCGAGATCATGGTGGGCTACGTGAACGACGACTTCCTGAAGGGCAAGCGGACGATCCGCGCGGGATTGCGGGTCGCGTTCGTCACGTATCGGCCGACGGCGTTCGCCACCTGCACCGGCATATGACGCATTGCGTGACGTGCGGGCAGCCTTTCGGCAAGCGGGCGCGTTGCTATCGATGCAGTCCTGGCCGGACCCGCGCTCGCGTTCCGAAGGTATGCATCTCCTGTGGCGGACATTTCGAGATTCAGGTCAATCGGGATCGCAACGGCGAGGGCCGGTACTGCTCCCGCACCTGTAAGCATCGCGCGCAGCGCGGGATCGAGCTGGTCACCGGCACACGGACGCTGCTGTCCAGCGGGTATGTGCAGGTGAAGGTCGGCATCCGAAAGTACAAGCTCGAACACCGCCTGGTCATGGAGTGCGTGCTCGGCCGCGAGCTGACGGCCGACGAGCACGTGCACCACATCAACGGCGACAAGACCGAGAACCAGCCCGAGAACCTCGAAGTGCTATCCAACGCCGACCACCAGCGTCTGCACATCGCCCAGGGCGACTCCGGCATCTGCGCGAGGTCCGGCTAATGCCGCGCGTCGGCAGCGAGGCGAGGTACGCCATCATCGACCATCTGAGGAGCCAGCCATGACAGTCATCCAGGGCGGCGTTGTCATTCAGGAAGGCGTGCCTCGCTCCGTGAATCCGTTCGGGAAGACCCGCGAGGTACGGAACGACGAGGTGATCCAGACGGCGATCACCGCCGCGGCCGCCTCGGACGCCATCTACGTCGAGGGCAAGCAGAACGCCGACTTCGCGGAGGCCCTCACCATCACGAAGTCCAACCTGACCCTCGCGGGCATCGGCGGCCGCGGCTCGGTCAGCGTCGCGCCCGGCGGCAACGGGGTCGCGCTGACCGTCGACGGGACCGCGGCCCGGCGGGGCAACATCACGCTGATCAATCTCGGCCTGGAGGGTGCGGGCACGGGGGGCGGGCTCCTGGTGAAGGGCAACATCCGCCGGTTGCGGTTCTACGGGTGCAAGTTCGAGGGCGGCGCCTTCGCGGTCAAGCTCGAATCGACCGGTGCCGACCCGCTCACGGTCGGCGATGTCATCTTCGAGGATTGCGAGTTCGCCTGGTCCCAGCGGCTGCTCGACCTCGTGGTCAGCGGCGCCGGCGACCCGGTCACCAACGTCCAGCTCAAGCGGTGCCTGCTCCACAACATGAGCATCGATGGCATCCGCGCCGCGACCGTCCACGCCACAGGCTTCCAGATGTCGGACTGCGTCATGGATCGGGAAGAGGACGGGACGGCGCCGACAGGCAAGTACATCGATCTCGCGGTGGCCGGGAGCTCGGGCATTATCACGCGGAACTCGTTGCCGCACGCGACGAACGCCTCAGCGGTGTTCTCCATCGCGGCCGGCATCCTGTGGGTAGGCAACTACACCGAAGCCGGAGTGACCGCGGCCAGGCCGAGCTGATGGCGCTGGAGGTGCGCAACCTCAAGGGCGCGACCCTCCCGGCGGTCCTGGTCGCCGACCGGCGGCTCTATCTCACCGCGGATCGCACCACCGTCGTCGAGGAGGGCGATCCGCGGGCGGCATTCCTCCTCGCCGGCCAGGGCAGCGAGATCCCGGCGGCCGAGGTCGAGCGTCTCGGCCTGACCGTTGACGGCGAGCGCAAGGACGACGCCGAGACGGAACACAACGCGCGGTCGGACGACAAGGCCCGTTTGGCGGCGCCCAACAAGGCCCGCCGGAAGGGCGAGGACAAGTGACCGGATGGCCGTCCAGGCCAACGCGCTCGTGTCTCTCGCCGACGCGAAGACCTATCTCAACATCAGCGGCGCGACCGATGACGCGAAGCTCGAGAAGGTCATCGACCGCGCCGCGGATCTGATCGAGCAGTACTGCAATCGACCTCTAAAAGAGGCGGCGTACACCAACCTCCGGCTTCGCGGTCCGGACAGTCCGATCCTTCGCCCCCGCGCCAGGCCGATCAGCATCGCGCAAGCCATCACGATCAAGGTCGACGGCACGACGCAGACCGTGTGGAAGCAGGAGTCGGATGGCGATCCCGCGGACTTCGATGTGATCGTGGGTTCGGGGTCTCCGGAGCTGCCGACGGGCCAGCGCGATCACTTCTTCCGCGCCGGCGGGTGGAAGGCGTCATCCAGCCAGCCCTACAACGTGCTCCTGAACTTCACCGGGGGCCTCGCGACCATCCCGGACGACCTCCAGGAGGCCGCCTTCCTGGTCGTCCAGAAGCTCTGGCGGGACCAGCAGAAACAGCTCGCCGAAGTTTCGACGGTCTCGATGCCGTCGGGCTCGGTCACCCTTTTCGATACCGTCCTTCCGCGGCGCGCCCTCTGGCTGCTCGGGGCCTACCGCGAGTTGTTGGTGGCCTGATGCAGCTCCGCGCGCGGCTGCGAGTCCGCGGGACGCTTGACGCCACGGCGATCGATGAGGCGTGGCGGAGGGCACTGCCCCTCATGCTTCGCACGATCAGGACACGCGCCGTCGCCAACCTCAGCGGCCGGCTCGTCGGCGTCCGGTCAGGGGGGTTGCGCGGGTCCCTTCGTGAAGTGATCGAGGCGCGAGGGGCCCGACTGCCGGCGGGCCGCGTCGGCGCCATGGACTTCAAGGGGGCAATCTTCGAGGGCGGCGCCAGGCCGCACGGGATCGGCCCTCGCGCGCTCCGTCGCAACCGCCGCGGAGCGCTCACGCGGCGATTCCGAGGCGGCCGCCTGCTGCGGTTTCAGATCGGCGGCCGCTGGATCACGACCGGGCTCGTGCAGCATCCCGGCATCCAGCCGCGCCGGTGGCTCGTCACGGCCGTGGACGAGAGCCTGCCGGACATCGACCGGATCATGACGTTGGAGCTGGAGCGGGCCTTTGAGCAGCGGGTCCGCGGTCGCATCCCGATCGGGGAGGCGTCCTGACGTGGCCGAATCGGTCCGCGAGCAGGCGCTCGCCAAGATCGTCACGAAGCTCCAGGCCATGACCGGCGCGCGCCCGTGGGGCGGCACCTACCCGAATGATCCCGTCGTCGAGCGGGCCTGGAAAGACGTCCAGCAGGTGAACCAGTTCCCGCACCTGATCGTCCTGGAGGCGTCGGGCTCGACGCTGGAGGTCACGGCGTCGGGCTCGGCGAACAAGGCGTTCTACCTGCACCGCTTCCGCGTCAGCGTCGTCGGCTACGTGCGCGGCGACGACGTGGACCCGCGCTCGCGCTGGATTCAGCGCCTCTGGGATGACGTCGTGAAGACGCTCCTGAAGAACGGGACGCTCGACGGCGTGGCGCGGCAGCTCGACACGTTCGGCGAGCCGGACGTCGTCGACGATGGCGAGTTCGACCAGCTCGGCGCGGCGATCGGCGCGGTCGCGCAGATCTTCACCGTGGAAATAGACGAAGAGATGGACGTGGTATGAGCGAGACGTGGCTTCCGGTCGCCCTTGCTGGCTTCGAGGACCTGTACGAGGTTTCAGATCTCGGCCGGGTTCGCTCCGCTAGCATCCGGCGGTTAGCTGGACACCTCTCGCAATCGGAAATCGCAGCTCGCTATGGTCCCAACCAGACGACCGTCAGCACGATCATTCGCCGGAAAACGTGGGGACATGTCGAGTAGGCGGAGGATGCGCATGTATAAGCCCGGTGACCGTGTGCACGTGCCCGAGGGGTGGGTGACCGAGGTCCTCGGGATTGAGGACGGCAAGGTCCGCGTCCGCCTCGATGGCGAGGCGACCGGGCTCTATCCGCCGGATCTGCTGACGCCGTCGCGCGCGGTCGGTCCGAACATCATCGACGAGTAAGGAGAGGAATCCACAATGGCGCAGCCGACGGTCGCACGAGCGAGAAGGGCAAGCGTCGCCGTAAAAATCGAGACGACGTATAACACCGACCCAACTTTGGCCGCCGCCGACATCGTGCCGATGGAGAACGTCGCCTACGCGAGCGTCCAGGAGCAGCACCCGGACAACCGCCTCACGGGGCTCATGGCCCAGCTCCCGGACATCGCGGGGGGCCGTCAGGCGTCGATTCGCGGCGAGGCGAAGCTCCGCGGGGCCGGCGTCGCGTACTCGGCCTCGGTCAAGCCCGAAGTCGATGCGCTCCTGCGCGCGATGGGGCTCTCCGCGACGGGCGAATTCACCGGCGGCGCGGAGAACTGGGACTACGCCCCGCTGAGCGCCACGTTCGAATCGGTCGCGGCCGCGATGTACGTGGAGAACGCGACGCAGGGCAAGATCCTCGGCGCGTTCGGCACGGGCCGGATCAGCTGCCGCGCGGGCGCGCCGGCCGTCTTCTCGGTCGGGCTGAGCGGCCTGTACGGTGTCCCGACCGATGTCGCGTTGATCACCGCGACGCTGCCCACGGTGATCCCGCCGGTCTTCAAGAGCGGCGTCGTGACGTTCGACGGGGTGACGACGCTTCGCGTCTCGGCGATCGAGGTGGATCTCGGCAACAGCCTCGTGTACCTGCCCAGTGCGAGCGACGCGCAGGCGTTCGGGGCCGTCATGATCGCCGATCGCCGCATCACCATGACGCTCGACCCGGAGGCGGTGACCGCGGCCGTCTATAACTTCCACAGCAAGCGCGACGACGCGACGCGCGTGGCGGTGAGCTGGCAGGTTGGGACGGTCCAGTACAACCGGATCAAGTTCAGCGCGCCGAAGGTGCAGATCCTGGAGATCAACCAGGTCCAGCGCAACGGCCTGCTGGCTTACCAGCTCGCGTGTCTGTTGTCGGCGAGCGTCGGCGCAGACGAGCTCACGATCTCGTTCGATTAGGGGGGCTATCCCATGGCCGAGCCGGAGATCCTCACGATCGAGGAACTCATCCGCGCCACCGAGACGATGGTCGAGCTGCCGGGCCTGAGCAAGGAGCTCGGGGTGCGGAAGATTCGAGTCCGGCGTCTGGGTCGGACCGAATACTTCGGGCTCCTGCCGCCGCTGCCCACCGAGGCCGAGGACTGGCCGGCGGACGAGTTCCAGGCTCGCGAGCGGGCGTGGCTGGAATCGATCGGGCCAGACGAACTTGAGGGGCGCCGGCAGGCGCTCCGGGACCTGGACTTCCGCATCGTCGCCAAGGCGAGCCTGGAGCCGGCCCTGACGGTGGACCAGGCCCGGCGCCTCGGCGACGACGCTGCGGTGGCCGCACTGGAAATCCTGGTGTTCTCTCGGCTTCGGAAGCCGGCCGCGGCCGTGGAGGCGACGCCCGACGCTGCGGCCGAGACGCCCGGCGATGCTCCCTAGGTTTCATCTGCCGATCACGCTCGGTGACACGGCGCGATCCGTTCTGGCCGCCGACGTCCTGACCGGTGTCTTCTTCGCCGGGTTCCCTAACACGGTGCCGCTCACCGAGTGCTTCGACCGGGAGACGGCGCAGGGGAAGGCCGGGCTTCAGGCCGGGCTCGAGGCGTGGATCGACGGGCTCTTGACGCGCGTCGTGGTTCAGCCTCGGCTGACCCTTGAGCTTGTCCATCGTCTCGGCGATGCGCGCGACGAGCTCGTCACGGCCTATCTCCGCGCGATCGGCTGGGCCGACGAGCCTGGGCGGGAGGCGCCGACGGCTGATGGGCCCCTCCTCGTGCCGGCACGCCTGGAGGCCGAGGCCGTGATGATGCCGGCGCGGATCGCCATGGCGCTCCCGGCCCCCAACATTCGCCATGCGCTCCGGCTCACCGCCAAGCGCGCCTATACGCCGCCGCATGTCGTCTGGACGCAGTGGTTCATCTCCGAGTTCGTCTGGTCCTGGCGCGTGTTGCTGACGGACGCGCTCCTGGATCGCGACGGGTTCCACCCGGAGTTGAACTGATGGGGAAGATGGGCGTGTCTGTGGTGTTGGATGCTGAGGACCGCGCCCGCGGGGTCCTCGACCAGTTCGGCCGGACCGTCATTGACCTCTCCGACAAGACCGAGCGCGGGCTCGTGCGGATGGACACCTCGATGGCGCGGACGACGCGGGGCGTCCGGGCGCTCGCCATTCCCCTAATGATGGAACTCTCGCCCGCGCTCTCCACGACGTCGCAGCGCATCGCGGGCGTCACCACGGGCGCCCTGATGCTTGGGAGCGGCTTGACTGCCCTCGGGCTCGCCGCGGCGGGCATCGCCGGCGTCATTGGCGGCCAGCTCCTTCAGGCCTGGAGAAAGAACCGGGAGGAGCTCGAACAATTCAATCGCGCCCTCACGTCAATGAATGTCGGGAAGATCGAGGGCGAGATCAGCCGGCTCAATGACGAGCTCGAGCGGACCGCCAGGGATCTGCGCCGGGGCGAAGAGGCGTGGGATGCGTACTGGCAGGCGTTCGGAGGCCGCCCGACAGTCAGTCCGCGGGGCGAGGCGGCTCTGGGGCTGGCGGGCGAAAGTTTCGGCCCATCCCGTGAGGCCACCGACGAGGCCCTCGCCAATCTCCGCAGGGCCCGCCGGGCGCGCGAGGCCGCCGAGGAAGGCGCGACCTTCGGAGCGGCATTTGAAGCCGGACGCGCGTTGGATCAGCAGCGGGGTCGCCAGGCGGCCGATCTCGTCGGACAGATTCGCGCGGGGGCCTTCGAGATCCCCTTCATCGACGATCCCGTCGAGCGCGCCGTGCAGCAGCGCCGGCTGGAACTTCAGCCCCAGATCGAGCTGCTCCGCGAGCGCGGCCTTGAGAGCAAAGCACGAAGGCTCGAAGCCATTCCGGGCCGCCTTGGGCGGCTGATGGATCGAGACATCCTGGACCGTGCTAGGTTCGGCGCGCAGGCGTCGGGGGAGGCCCCCTTCGCGGCCGACGTGGGCGCCGGCGGGCCGCTGTCTGCGGATGACGTGGAACGCATTCGCGCGTTCCAGCGCCGCGAGTTCGAGTTGGATCTTGTGCTCCGGCATGGCGCGCAGGCCAGAGAAGAGGCACCCTTCGCAGAGGCGGTTGGCGCCGGCGGGCCGCTCTCTGCCGAGGACGCGCGACGGTTTAGGGAAGACGCCGAGCGGCGGCGCCGTGAGCCGTTCGAGATCGGCCTTGCCCGCGCCCGCCTCCTTGAAGGCCAGGAGGGCCTTAGCCGCGATCAGCGGGACGCGCTGACGTTCCAGCGCATCGAGGCGCAGCGCGCCTGGGGGCTCAGCGAGCCCAACCTCACCTCCGAGCGCCGCGGCCTGGTGGCGCTTGAGGCCGACGTGAGCCTGGCGAATCTTGCGCGCGTCCGCGCCGAGACCACCGAGGCCGCCGCCGGGCTCGCGAAGGGGTTCCAGGACGTCGAGGATGAGTTCGGCGCGATCGGCCTCCGCATGCAGGACACCGCGCGCGGCACCGCGGCAAACATGCACCGCGCCTTCTCGGACAGCTTTTTCTCGGTCGTCACCGGCGATTTCAAGAAACTGCCCGAGATCAGCCGGCAGTTCGGCCAGGCGATGGTGCGGACGATCATCGACGAGCTGTCCAAGCTCGCCATCGCGCCGATCTTCCGTCAGCTCCGCGGGGGCTTCGGCGGCGCCGTCGGGGTGGCGTCTCTCCTCACTTTCTCGGGTAGCGCGGCCGAGGCTGGTGGCGCCGTCCCCATCTTCGCTGGCGTGGCCGGGGGCGGTGGTGGGGCGCCGTTCATCACCGCCGCCGGCGGCACGGCTCAGGCGATCACCATGAGCGGCGCGAGCGCCGCGCAAGCCGCCGCGATCCAGCAGCAGGGCCTCCGGGTGCTCTCCGGCCCGGGCCGGGTGCTCTCCGACCCGGGCGGCNTNGGCNCCTTCGGGANCGTGCCNGTGCCGATCACNGCGCTGCTGCCGAACGGACAGGCCGTGCTCATCCAGACCTCGGGCGTTGTGGTCCCGATCTCTGGCGGCCTCGCCGCGGACGTCCTCGCGAGCACGATCATGCAGAGCACCTACGACGCGTCCGGCAACCTCGTGACCGGCCTGGGCGGCGCGACCGTGCGCCAGGCGCTCAGCGTCGTCGGCGGCGCGATCGGCCTCGGGTTGACGGTCTACTCGGCCCTCCAGGGCCCGCCGACGGCCGAGAACATCCTCATGAGCGCCGCGAGCGGCGCGCTCTCGGGCGCGATCATCGGCTCCGCCATCCCCGTCATCGGCACCGCCATCGGCGCGATCGCGGGCGGCATCATCGGCGGCGGCGCGGCGGCGTTCGGCAAGGGCGGGCGCGCGACGAGCGCGGATCGAGAGGCGAAGGAAGTCGCCCGCCATGCCGCGACGACGCACGGCTTCATCAACGAGATCAACGCGGCGACGAGCCTCGACACGCTCTACGCGACCCTGCGGAGCTGGCAGACCGGCGCCGTCGGCGGGACCAGCTCGCTCGCGTTCGACGTGGGGTGGCGCCCCGATCCCGATCACGGCTACCCGACCCACTGGAACTATCTGGGGCTCTATGCAAACGCGAGCCCGCCGACGTCCAAGGAGTTCTTCGCGCGCTTCGTGCGCGGCGACATCTCGAAGTTCTACGTGAACGTGCAGGCCGGGGTGGCGCAGAGCTCGCGCGATGATCTCAATGTCGGCGTCCGCGAGGCGATCCTCGGCAAGCTCAGCGATCTCGTCGGCGAAGTGCTGGCCCTGATCGACCTGCCGGGGCTCCAGCAATTCCTCGGGCTGCCCATCGGGGATCATCCGCTGGCCCAGTCGGCTCAGCGGGAACTGGCGGCCCGCCTCAGCGTTGCCGGGGTGCGCGAGCTCCAGCAGTTCCTCGCCACGACCCCGCCCGAGGCCCCGCTCGTCGCGCAGGTCCAGGGGCGCCTTGACCAGCTCCTCAGCGTCGAGGCGCGGGTGCCGATCGGGTTCGAGACCCTGCTCGCCGACGGGACGTTGCGCCGGACCGGGCTGCCCGGCTCCGTCGTCGATACGCGAGCGGGCGATATCGCGGGCCGGGAGATCCTGACGCTCCGCGCCGAGGCGCTCCGCCCGTTCTTCGAGGACGACCAGCTCGCGGAGAGCTTCCTCGCGCGACTCCTCGAGATCGCGCGCGATCGGCAGATCACCTTCCTGACGCTTCGCCAGGCGCAGGCCTTCTGATGACGCTCACGGGGGCCTTCTACACGCGGTTCAGTTGGAGCGCCTCGACGTTCGACTTCACGGAGCCGCTCGCGGCGGTCCTTCCGGTGCCCACGGTGATCGCCGGGGCGAATGTCGCCGACGACGGCACGCGCGAGCAGCTCACGCCGCGCACCGAGTACCAGCTCCGCCTCCTCACCGGCAAGCTGACGAAGGCCGAGGCGGACGACCTCTTCACCTGGTGGGACACGTGGGCGAAGCTCGGCAAGCAGACGGCGATCACCCTCGATCGGCTGGCCACCGCCACGGGCCTCTGGGAGTACGGCCAGTGGAACTCGTTCTTTTCCAAGGCCGAGCTCCTGAATGCCCCGTTCGGGCCCGGCATCCGGCCGTATCCGGCCCGCGCGCTCTACTTTTTCGATCTCATGTTCCGGCAGGGGCAGTAGATGGCGAAGACCCGCTCGAGCGCCTACCAGACCGCGCAGGCGAAGCTCCAGACGGCGCCGCGCTACCTCGTGCGGTTCACGAGCCGCGAGGGGGACGCCTTCTCGCGCGACTTCTCGACCGGGACGATTCTGAGCGCGACGAAGAATCCCTACCCCTACCTGGCCGGCCTCGACGGCAACACCCAGACGCTCGACCTCCGCAATGGGACGTCCACGATCGGGACCTTCACGCTGCGGCTCCTCGACAAGGGCGGCCTGATCACGGCGTACTGCGGCAACCCGCAGAAGGGGTTGAAGTCGGCGATCACGACGGGGACGGTGACCGCGATCGACGCGGACGCCTCGGTGGCCGGCTACCCCGACCAGGGCACGATCGAGCTCGTGTCCACCGCGAACGTCCGCGAGCGGATCCGGTACACCTCGCTCGACAAGCCCGGCCAGCGGTTCCTCGGGATCACGCGCGGCGTCGACGGGACGACGGCGCAAGCGTGGGCCGCCGGGTCGGTGCTCCACAACGGGGAGCAGATCCGGCCCCGGACGCTCGTGAAGCTCTCCGCCGGCTACGGCGACGTCGCTGAGGCGGACTTCCTGAAGCTCGGCACGTTCGAGGTCCTGGAGCGCTCGCTGGCCGCCGATCGGGTCACCTGGGTGGTCACGGCGACGGATGTCCAGCGCGTCGCCGACACCTCGGTGTTCCTCGGGGCGAGCGAGAACAGCAAAGTGATCCTCGGGCCCGAGCATCCGTTTCTGCTGGCGCTCCGGGTGCTTCAGTCCACCGGGACGGGGGCCAACGGCACCTACGACACGCTCGCGGAGGCGAATGGCGTGGGGATGCCCTCCACGCTGGTGGACGTCGCCGGGATCGTTGCGCTCAAGGCGACGGTGCAGCCGAATGTGCTGTTCGAGTTTTCGATCTCCTCGCCGGCGGACGCCCTTGCGTGGGTCCAGACCCAGTGCTTCGCGCCCCTCGGGTGCGTGCCGTTCATCACCGAGGACGGCAAGCTCTCGGTCAAGCAGCTGCTCCTGGCCGCCTTGGCCTCGGACTCTGTGGCCACGCTGACGACGGCCAACATCATGCAGATCGCCTGGCAGGCCGGCGACCGCGGGATCGTCAACGCGATCGACGTTGACTACGACTGGGACACCGACCCGGTCCTGCCGAACGCCTACGCGCGGCGAGAACAGTACCGGTCGGGGGCTTCGACCGACCCGGACAGCTCGATCGGCAAGTACGGGCGCAAGCCCACGCTCCGGCTCACCTGCCAGGGCGTGCGGACGGCGCGCGATGCCATCTCGCTCCTGGACAGCCTGGCTACGCGGACGTTCCGGCGCTTCGCCGAGCCGGGCGGCCTGCTCCAGGTCGATGTCCAGTACCGCTCGGCGCACCACCTGGAGGTCGGCGACATCGTGACGGTCACGCACCCGGACGTCCCGAATCTGAGCGCCGGGCTCCGCGGACTGTCGAGCGCCCTGATGCAGGTGTTCGACACGCGCCCGGTGTTCGGGCCGAACGGCCGCATGGTGCTGACGCTCGGGACGGTCACGCAAGGCGGGGCGCCAGCGACGGATGTTTTCTCGCGGTCCGGGTTCGCCTTGGCGTCCCTGCCCGCCTTGACCGCTCCAGAAAACTTCACGGCAGCGCAGCTCGACCAGCACGTGGCCCTGACGTGGAAGGCTCTGGCGGTAGGGGGGACCGCCGGCACCGGGTCGGGCGCGATCGCCTACGAGATCCGCGAGGGGTCGACGTGGGACGCCGGTATCGTGATCACGCCGGACTGGGCCGGGGTCAGCTACATCGTCCCCAACGTGCTTGACGACACCCACACCTATCGGATCAAGGCGTTCCGCAAGGACGACGCGGGGGTGAAGACCTACGGGCCAGAATCGACCATCGTCCTCGGGACCGCGAACAATGACGTACTCCGCAACTTCGTTATCGACCGCGACGAGGTGGCGCTCGTGTTCCCGGGCACGCGGGTCGGGCTGCTGACGCTGTCGGAGTATCCGAATACGCTGCTTGATCTGAACGGCACGTGGTTCGACGTCCTGTCGACGCGGTGGTTCGACACGGCCGCGCTCTCGGGGTTCTGGTTCAGAACGATCGGGGCCCGCCAGTACACGACCCCGGTGATCGACCAGGGCAAGATTGGCCAGGCGGCCGTCCTCCTGACGCTCGCCGTGTCGGCGCTGGACGCGGCCGGATGGTACGACTCCTACCCGGCCCGGTGGTTCGATACCTACGGTACCGACTGGTTCAGCCTTCTCACGGCCGACGCGGCGATCACGATCGAGATCCAGCTCTCCGACGACAACGTCGTCTGGGGCGCGTGGCTCACCTACCAGCAAGGAGCGAGTTACGCGTTCCGCTACATGAAGGTGCGCGTGACCGCGACCCCGCAGTCGGACACGGCCTGGGTCAAGTCGACCGTCTTCCGGCTGACGATCGACGTGCAGGACGTCACGCAGCAGGTCCGAAACTACTCGGTCCCGGCGGCGGTCACGACGGTCACCTATGCCTCGCTCACTCCGGCGGCGACCTACGTGGTGGCGCCGTACGTGACACCCATCCTCAAGGGGGGGCTCGTGAACAAGGCGATCATCATCGACGCCATCACGGCGACGCAGTTCGACATCGCCGTGCGCGACAAGGCCGACGCCCTGATCGCGGCGACCGTGGACCTGGACATCCATGGCTACTGAGACGATCGCGCGGGCCGAGCAGCTCGTCGAGCAGGCGATCCAGGCGCTCACCGGTGCCCGCGACGTCCCGGACCCAAACCGAGTGAACCGGGCTCTTGACGCCCTGATCTTCGCGCGGGCGGTGCTCCGGGAGTCGGACCCGACACCGCTCATCATGCCGCGGGAGATCCTCTACGCCCTCGGGATTCGGTACATGGCCGAGCATCCCATGCCGACTGTGGTGACGCGGGTCGAAGTAGACCGCGCGTTCGAGGTGCATCTGCTGATCGACAACGATTGGAACGAGGACGCCTGGCCGGTGCGGCCGGCGTAAGGGGATCCGATGGCACAGGGCTACCTGAGCACCTACCCGCCGAACACGGGCGAGACGTTCGCCAACTTCCCGTCCAAGGCGCGGACAAATCAGTCGGCTATCAACACCATCCATTCCGGGACCTCGGCGCCGACGAGTCCGGAGACGCACCAGCTCTGGCTCGATACCTCGGCGGCCACGCCGGTGTGGAAGATCTACGACGGGACGGTCTGGAAACTCCTCGAGGAGTTCGTCGGGATCTTCAAGGAGCTGAAGGACGCCCGAGGGTCGGCGGCCACACTCGACGCCCGTCTCGACGCCGCGCTGAACGAGGACGGGACCCTCAAGGCCGCGACCACGCTCAGCCCGTCGGAGTGGCAGAACATCACGGGCACCACGGCCAAGACGAGCACGACCATCTTCACGATCACGGGCGGCGACCGAACGGCGATCTTCCACGCCAAGCGGCGCGTGAAGATGACGCCCGGCCCGAACTACGGGACGGTGGCCTCCTCCTCCCACGCCGGCGGCACGACGACAGTGACGATTACCGAAACGACCGTGCCCGACGCGATCTCCGCCGTCGATACGGCCATCATCACCTCCACGGCCGCGTCCACCGCCTACAACGCGACATCGATGCCCTCGCCCTCCGGCGGCCAGGTCGAGGACTACCTCGCCGAGGTCGTCACCGCCCGGAACGGCTTCGCCAACCTGAACACTCGGGTGGCCCGGAAGGATCGCACGCCCTACAACCTCCTCCAGAACGGCGGGATGGAGTTCTGGTCGGCCGGCGCTTCGGCGGCCCCGAACGCCTGGACTCTGACCGGGACGGGCGCCACGATCGCGCGGGAAGGGACCACGATCAAACGCGGGACGTACTCCGCGAAGCCCAATACCGACGGCACGAACAACGCGATTCTGACCCAGAACGTCTTTGACGCCTACTTCAAGGCGCGTACGGTCACGGTCGGTTGCTGGCTCAACGCGGCCGCGGCCACCCGCCTCCGGCTTCGCCTCGACGACGGCGTGGGGACGACGGACAGCGCCTACCACACCGGGGGCGCGGGTTGGGAGTGGATCTCGGTCACGCGCACCCTGGACGCCGCAGCCACGAAGCTCGAGGTCCAGATCCGCCTGGAGTCCGGCGTGGCAATCGCGGCCTACGCCGACGGCGCGATGCTGGTGGAGGGCAACGAAGCCTACTCGTTCGCGCCCGGGCAGAACGACTTCCGGGAAGCCCACTCCAACATGTACGACGCAGGGACCGGCTCGCTCGCCTGGACCCCGAGTATGCTGGACGGCAACGTCCAAAAGCGGATCGTGAACGCGACCGGCACGCTGGTGACGCCCTCGAACGCGGTCGCTGGCATGACGCTGATCCTCATCCTCAAACAGGACGGGACGGGAAGCCGCGTCATCACGTGGCCCACAAACTTCCACTTTCCTGGTGGCACGGAGCCCCTCCTCTCGACGGCCGCGAACGCGATCGACGTGTGGTCGGGCGTCTACGACGGCACCAACTGGCTCGGCGCGCTGTCCAAGGACCACAAGGCGTGATTGTTCTGCGCGGCGGTCCGATTCGAGACCAGCACCTCGAACGCGAGGTCGTTCTTGGCGCGGCGGCCTACGGACCGCCTGGTCGAGACCGGGTCAGACGTATGGCCGAGCGCGCCGACCTCGGCGCGATGCGGCGCGAAGTTCGTCGTTTCGAGGTCGCCCGTCGGTTCGGCGCGGCGCTCCGCGATCAGCGCGGCGCGTTCCCGACGTGGCCGTTCACGGTGTTCGCGGGGGAGGGGTTTGATCCTTCCGGCGAGCACGACGACCTCCAGGGATACTGGAAGCTCGAGGAAGCGAGCGGGACGCGCGTCGACTCGCACACGGGTGGTCTGGACCTGACGGACAACAACACCGTCACGCAGGCGGCGGGAAAGCAGGGGAACGCCGCGCAGTTTACGGCGGCGAATACCGAGACGCTCACGCGGGCGGATACCGCGGCGCTGAGCATGGGCGCCGAGGTGAGCTTCTTCATCGCGCTCTGGGCCTACCTCGACGTCACGACGGCCAGAGACCTCATCCACAAGGCGAGCGTGACCAATCAGGCGTACGGGTTCGAGTACACGCTGCGACTCCAGGGGGCGGATTTCCTCTTCCGGGTCGGCGACGGCGCGTCCGTCAGCGGCACCGTCCAGTCGGGGCTCACGCTCGCGACGGCGACCTGGTACTTCGTCGCCATGTGGCACGACGCTACGGCAAACACGGTCAACATCAATGTCAATAACGGCACGACGGCGAGCACGGCGTACTCCGGTGGGTCGCATGATTCGGCCGGGGCGTTTACTCTGGGCGGCCACGCGGATAGTGGCTTCCATGACGGCCGCCTCGACGAGGTCGCCGTGTGGAAACGCATCCCGAAGACGGGTGAGATCAACTACCTCTACAACGGCGGCACCGGGCGGACCTACCCGCTGACGACGTCGTAGCCATGGATGCCGCACTGAGAGCGAAGGTCGATCAAGTCCTTGAGAACCTCGCCGCTGCGACCGCGCGGGTGCAGGCGGGTTACGCCGCCGCGTTTGCGGGGAGGTACGTGCAGGAGCTGACTACGCACACGATGCTGCCGGCAGATGGGGTCGACGGCGTCCCGGATCGGCTCGCTCTGAAGCCGACTGATCAGCGGGAGGGGTGGGGCCAGGGTAGCGCCGTGGAGGTCTACCAGTGGCCCGGGATCGTGCTACCGACGGCCATGCCGTTCGCGGTCAGCATTGACGTGTATGACGGGCCTGTCGGCCAGGGGTACGTGATCCGGGCGGAGCTCGTCATCGCCGGGAAGCAGTGGGGGCGCCACATTCATGTGGGGCCGGAGACCTATCGGGAGCGGCCCTGGGTGCAGATCACGGAGGCTCTATGACCTGGATTCTCCGGCGCCTCCGCGCGATCTTCCGTCAGGACGCTTACCCCTGGGAGCGTCGGTGGCTGATCTACGGCCGCACGCTCCAACTCCTCCTGAGTGGCGGCCTATCGGCCGGGATGGTCGTCTGGTGGGACGCGCGGCTCTGGCCGCTCGTCATCGATCTCCCACCGTGGATCACGGGGCCATGGTGGGCGTTCTCGACCATCGGCGCCGCGCCCGCCGTGTTCTTTGTCTGGGCCGACTTCCGGCTTGAGGAATGGTGGCGCGAGATCGGCTTCGGCGCGTCGGTCGTGCCGGGGATTGCGCCGACGAAGACGTATGAGTCCTTCACCGGCTTCGCGCGCGGGCACTACGCCGAGGACGACGCGCTGGAGCGGCTGTGGAACAGCGAGAAGTTCCGGCCGCTCTCCCCAACGCAGGGCGATCCCGGCTCCGGCCGCTTCGACGTTCTTCAGCCGGGCGAGGTCACGTGGGCTGTGCGGCTCCACCATCGCTACGTTCGCCCTTGGGCACGGCGGCGCGGCTGGGTGACCGGGTGATGGACGGTGCGCGCGAGCTCGGCGAGGTGAAGGCCAAGATGGACGCGCTTGCCGAGGCCTTCGCGGACTTCCGTACGGAGACGCGCGCCAGCCTCGCCGCGATGCGCACGGACGCGACCGACCGGCTCAAGGACCACTCGCGGCGGATCGGGACGCTGGAGCGCTGGCGCTTCCTCATCACGGGCGGCCTCCTGGTGCTCGCGTTCCTGCTCGGCGCGCCGGCCGTCGTCAAGCTGCTCGCGATGGCGGTGGGGAAGTGAGGCTCCGCATCGCGCGGCGATGGTTCACGGCCAAGAGCACGATCGGCACCCTGTACGTGGACGAGCTTCGACAGTGCGACACGCTGGAGGACCGCGTTCGCCGCGATCCCGACCCCTCGACGCCGGCGAACGAGGATAAGGTCTACGGGGAGACGGCGATCCCCGCCCGGCGGTACCGCGTGGTCCTCGAGAAGCCGCAGCGCTTCATCTGGTCGCCGCGGCCGGACGGGAAGCTGCCGCTGCTCCTGGAGGTGCCCGGCTTCACCGGCATTTTCATGCACGCGCTGAACGAGCCGAAGGAGACGCTCGGGTGCATCGGCGTCGGCACGCGCGAGCCGTCGAAGCCCGACTGGATCGGCGGG